AGAACAATGGTGTAGAGATAGAGCAGTCCATAATGCTATTATGGATTCAATATCTATTATAGATGGTAAGGACCAAAACAGAAGTGAAGGTTCCATACCAGAAATACTATCAGAAGCACTAGGTGTTTCATTTGACCAACAAATAGGTCATGATTATATTGATGATTCTGATGATAGGTTTGATTTTTATAATCATAAAGAGTCAAGAATTCCATTTGACCTTGATTATTTCAATAAAATTACAAAAGGTGGATTACCAAATAAAACATTAAATATCGCACTTGCAGGGACTGGTGTTGGTAAATCTTTATTCATGTGTCATTGTGCCGCATCAGTCCTACAGCAAGGCAAAAATGTTTTATATATTACCATGGAAATGGCTGAAGAAAGAATCGCAGAGCGTATCGATGCCAACCTCATGGATTTACCTATTGAACAATTACAAAGGATTGGTAAAACAGCCTTTGATTCCAAAATACAAAAAATTGCACAATCATCTATTGGTAAGCTTATTATCAAGGAATATCCAACAGGTGCTGCGCACACTGGTCATTTTAGAGCATTATTAAATGAACTTAAAATGAAAAAGAATTTTCAGCCAGATATGATATATATTGACTATTTAAATATATGTGCCTCAAGTCGCATGCGTGGGCTTGGTGGGAGTATAAATAGTTATTCATACATAAAAGCTATTGCAGAGGAACTGCGTGGCTTGGCTGTTGAATTCAATGTTCCGATTGTATCGGCAACACAGACTACAAGGTCTGGTTTCAGTAATACTGATGTCGGTCTTGAGGATACATCTGAATCGTTTGGTTTACCGGCAACGGCTGACCTTATGTTCGCTCTTATTTCAACAGAGGAGCTTGAGGAATTGGGCCAATTGTTGGTAAAACAATTGAAGAATAGATATAACGACCCTACCAAATACAAAAGATTTGTTGTTGGTGTGGACCGTTCCCGCATGAAACTATATGATGTAGAGGAATCGGCTCAGGCAGATATAATGTCTGAAACAATTCCTGATAAACCAATAAATAAATTTGGTGATAGGGACTCGGAAGATACCTTTGCCAATTTTAAAATATAGAGGAGAAATATATGGATATGTTAAATACAGCTAAGGCTTGGTTAATGGACCGATGGGCAGAACGCACATCTTGGGACGGTGGACTTATTGTCGGCCTATCATTATCCTACCTATTACTAGGTGGACTTGTTGACATAGTAGCTTGGGTAGCCCTTGCTTATGGTATTTACACTTTCGTCGCGAAAGAAGTATAATAACCTTTAATTATGACAATTCATGGGGGACTTTCATAGTCCCCTTTTTGTAACAATTATGTTACAGCCATGTTACAATTGTGTAACTTTTTTAATTTTTTTTAACTAGCGTGTTTACATTTGCTCTAGAATGTGTTATAATATACCTATATTTAATAATTGATAAGGAGTAAATATGAAAAATTTGGTTATAAACACCCAGTATATGGAAAACTACGGCGATAGGCTGGACCCATATATGAAGTTCAAGGGTGGTAACACCTTTATCCTACCTAACTGTGGTGACCTTAATGAGAATGAAGTCGCAACTTTAGTTGCTAGGATAAGGCCTTTTATTACTACTACCCTCGAAGAGTCCAATGGTGGCTGTGAGGAATACATCATTGATTTTGATGTTGTAAAAAAATCAGATATACATGTTCCAACATGGGAAACAGTTACAGAATTTCATTTCCTTAACGAGGATGGCTCACCTAGCTTTATGAAGGTTACTGACAACCGTGAAGATGGCTGGATGCGTAAAGAAATCTTAGAGAGAATCGAAGCTTGGGTTGGCGATATGTCATCTGAAACCAAGCGTAAGGAATACACAGACGAATATCTTATGGAAGATGGCGACTTTGTTTATGGTCCAAAAGGCCTAAGTAAATGGCTAGAGGCCAATACACCGGCTGTGGAATCTAAAATCACAAGAGAAATTGTTTTCTAATATGATTACGACACCAGCGGTCGGAACTGAAAGCGTTTGGGGTTGATGTCCGAACATCCCAGGTGGGTATGAAAAGACCCACCACAATTTTATTTAATGGAGAAAACAATGATTGATTATACTATAGTTAAAAAAACAAAAACAAGAATACCATACAAGGGCATTGACCCGGAAATACTTCAAACAATTAGATGGTATCCTAAAGTATACGACAATCCATTTAAATTTGATTTTGATAAAGTCAAAGAGAGAATGGAAACTGCTAGAGCAGCAGGATACGAAGACGATGTATCAACAATAAAAAGAAACATTAAAAGAATTACAGAGGATAACCCTGGAATCTTTGATGATTTCTTAGTACTTTTGGAGTTTTAATGGAAACAATATATGCATTTACAGTATTATTTACTAATAAAAAAGGAAACCTTAATGAATATACATTTGATTCATTAAAGGGTGCTATAGAGTTTCAAGTAGAAATGAATAAAAAGAATATTGATACACATCTAAAAAGGGTATCACTTCATGTTACTTGAACTAACAATTTTTTGTATTTGTTTAATAGGTGCTTCTTGGCGAGCCTGGCAATTAGGTATTCGCGAAGGAGCATCTAGAACAATTAACAAATTACATCAACATAAAATCATTCGATACGACCACAAAGGCGATATCAGACCTAACGAATGGTTTGACGCTTAAATCCCTTCACTTTACTTTTGTTATAAATAGTGTTATAATGCTACTTAAATGGGAGAAGTAAATGCAAAGCTTTAAAACACATTCTAAAGATAAACCTAATCATGTAGTCGAAGCTGATTTATATGAATTTAGGTCTTTAAAAAAATTAGGTAAATCCTTTGTTCGTAAAATTAAAGCGACATGGGTATCACTAAAGAGTGCTATTGCTAAAGTATTTGCTTCTAAACTTAAATCTGCGCCTCTTTTTAAAGAAGTGCTTATATCAATACCCGGACAGGTAAAGGAGAGTATTATGAAGGAGAATAAATTAACTATCAAAGAAGATAGTGCTACAATATCGGCGATTAAAGGTAATTATAACGAAGCATTAGTAATGCAGAACATTTATAATTATAAAGGTAAAGGCGTTGATATATCTAAAAAATATGAACAACATCGCAGACCTATTGACCAAACTGTAACTAAGTGGAATAAGGATTTAAAAACCTTAGGTGGAAAAAGTTATAATCAAAGTATAAAAATAATTGAAAAGGGCAGTAAAGATATGACAAACTATCTTATATCAACTACTGTTAAAGAAGATGGTACTATTATCGGTGGTTATTTAGATAATTTAGCATTCCAAGACGGAATTGATTTTAAAGCTGATATTAGGATTGCTGTAATAAAAGACGGCAGAGAAAAATTAGATGGTTACTCTTTAAAATTATATAGTACCAAAGCAGTTGGTTTAGCAAACACAACAGCAAGAGGGTTATGTGGCCATTTGGCTGGCCCTGATGCAGCGAAGGCTTTCGATGGAAAGGCTAAAACTGACCAAAAACTATTAGGTTTAATTCATAAATCAAAACAGTTAAATGCCATAAAACAAGACCATAAAAAATGGCTTAAAGGTGATGATAAAGCTGAAGCTGCTTATAATAGGTTAATTAAACTAAGAGGATTAACACCCGATGAAATAGAAAAATTAACTCAAAAGGGATTAGAGGCCGAAAGAAAAGAGGCAAGGAAACCAATTAATCCAAGAGTTGCAGCAATTGTATATGATGTATTAAAACCTTATTCCGGAACTATTGATTTTGGGGAAAGAATACTTGACATTATGGGATTTAATGATAAAGAAACTAAGATGCTTATGGCAATAACTACTAATAAGAAAAGTGAAGTATTGACCCAGCATCCTGATTTAGATTTATCTAAAATATCATTAGAGGACCCAGCAGGAAGAGTGTCCCTAAACATTAAAGGACCAACAGGAAAAACTATAGTAACATTTGGCGTAAAAGAAGGCGAGAAAAAAGCTGTTTCAGGCAGTGTAAGTTTTGCTGGAATTGAACCAGAAGATTATGATGAGTACATTTAAATGAAATCATTAATAAACTATCTTGCTGAGTCAAAGAATACACATATGACTCACATTGAAGATTTAATCCTTGACGGAGGAGTCAAGGGTGCACGCCAAGCTATCCTAGCGCTTAGGTCATTGAGGGATATGTTGAACGGTAACGCAAAAGCACCAATGGACGTTACGGTTAAGTGGGACGGTGCACCCGCCTTATTTGCTGGAGAGGACCCATCTGATGGTCAATTCTTTGTGGCAAAGAAAGGCATTTTCGCTAAAAATCCAAAGGTATACAAAAATCATGGAGACATTGATGCTGATACCTCTGGGGATTTAAATAAGAAACTAAAATTAGCCTTTGATAATCTGAAAGGATTGGGAATCAAAGATGTTATACAAGGTGATTTTATGTTTGACCAAGGTGATTTGAAATCGGAGAATATAAATGGAATTAAACATATTACTTTCCACCCTAATACTATCGTTTATGCTATACCTGCAGATACGAAATTAGCGAAGGAAATAAAAGCAGCAAAGGTTGGTATAGTATGGCATACAACATATAGAGGTTCAACCTTTGAAACTATGAAAGCTGAATTTGGTAAAGACATAGTATCAAAAATAAAACCATCTAAAAATGTGTGGATGCAAGATGCAACAATGAAAGATTTATCTGGTACCGCAACATTAACCAAAGGCGATAGTTTACAATTATCTAGCAATTTATCAAATGCTGGTAAAATATTTAAAAAAATCGCAAGTACTACATTAAAGGAACTAGAATCAAATAAAGAATTAAACCTAGTAATCAACATATATAATAATACAATGGTTAGAAAAGGACAAAGAGTATCGAATACAAAGAAACATGCTCAAGGTTTAATTCAATTTGTTACAGACAGATACGCAAAAGAAATCGATAAAAGAAGTACACCGAAAGGTAAACAAGTTCAAATCGATAAGCGTGATGAATTATTATCATTTTTTTCTAAATCTAATATAAAAAATTTAGAAAATATATTCATTTTACAGAATTTTGTTATAGATAGTAAATTAATTATTATAAATAAACTAAATAGGTTATCAAAAATTGGTACCTTTGTTAAAACTAAATCCGGATTTAGAGTAACCAACCCAGAAGGTTTTGTTGCAATAGATCGAATGGAAGGTGGTGCTGTTAAGTTAGTTGACCGAATGGAATTTTCAACAAACAACTTCAGCAAAGATATTATAAAAGGCTGGGACAATCCAGGCTAAGATGGGAAACC